GCTGGAGCTTATGAAGCTCGGCGCTCTGACCGGGCTTTCGATTGGCTACAACACCGTGCGCTCGGAGTTCAACGACGCCACGGGTGTTCGCACGTTGCTCGATCTGGAGTTGTGGGAAGTGTCTCCCGTGACCTTCCCGGCAAATTCGGCTGCACGGATCACCGATGCAAAGAACATTTCTACCGAACGCGATTTTGAAAAGTTCCTTCGAGCAAACGGTTTCTCGCGCAGCGATGCCGAGCAGATCACCTCGAAGGGATTTTTTAAGGGATCACAGGGGGAGCCTGTGCCCGACTCGGATGTGAAACAGGGGGAGCCTGTGAACGACGAGTTGCTGTCTGAATTGAGATCAGCGCTGGAGCGGCTCGCCTAAAAAGCCGCAGCCCAACGCACCCAACCGAACCGCCTTCACGGCGGTTTTTTTTCGCCTTTTTCAAGCCGCCTTCGGGCGGTTTTTCATTTCTGAGGACAAATAAATGAGTGACCACAAAGCGGCGATTGACGCCATTGTAAAAACCGTCCACGACGAGCGCGTTGCTCGCGAGGACTTTGAGAAGCGCTCGGAGTCAGAGCGTCGTGAGTTTGAAGCAAAGTCTGATCTTTACTTTGCGAAGCAGCAGTCCGCGATGACTGAGGCGATGAATACTGTGCTGAAGGAAGCGCAGGACGCCGCAGCGAAGGCTGCGCGCTTTGCGATGGGCTCGACGAATTCGCGTGCCCCGGAGAGCGAGTACACCAAGGCGTTTGCCGAGTGGCTGCGTAACCCGCGCGATCAGCGTGCGAGCTCGCAGTTGCAGGAACTTCATCGCAAGTCGGTTTTCACGACCGGCACTGGTGGCTCGGCCGCTGGTGGCTATGCTGTGCCCGAAGAGATCGACCGCGCGATCATCACGCAGTTGACGAACGCATCGCCGATGCGCTCGCTTGCCCGCGTGGTCACCGCCGGGAGCCCGGACTACAAAGTTCTGGTCGACACGCTTGGCACGAGTACATCGTGGGTTGGTGAAAAGGCTGCGCGTTCGGAGACAAACACGCCGCAGCTTGGCGAAGTAGCCCCGACGTTCGGTTCTTTGATTGCGTATCCGCAAGCAACTGAAGAGTCGCTCAACGATATGTTCTTCGACGTTGCGGGCTGGTTGACGGCTTCGGTCTCGACCGCCTTTGCTGCCGCTGAAGGCACTGCCTTCACGACCGGCGATGGCACGAACAAGCCGACCGGCGTGATGACCAACACCAAGTCGACCAGCGACGATGCGTCGTTGACGTTCGGTCAGGTGCAGTACGTCCCGACGGGTGCCGCTGCGGCCTTTCCGCCGCTCGCGACCACCTCGCCGGCCACGTATCCGGGCGATGTGATCATCAACGCCGCGCACAAGCTCAAGGCTGGGTATCGAGCCAACGCACGATGGATGATGAACAAAGCCACGCTCGCCGTCGTTCGCAAGTTCAAGGACGTCGATGCCAACTACCTGTGGCAGCCGGGCCTTGCGCTTGGGATTCCGGGCACGCTTTACGGCTACCCGGTGGTCGAGAACGAGGCGATGGCAGACCTCGGTGCCAACACGTTCCCGATTGCTTTCGCTGACTTTAACGCGGCTTACACGATTGTCGACTTGGTCGGCACTCGCGTGACGCTCGATGAGGTCACCACGCCGGGCTACGTGAAGTGGTACTTCCGCAAGCGCGTCGGCGGCAAGCTGACGGACAACCAAGCGATCAAAGTCATCAAGTGCGCGACCACTTGATCGGCTGATCAACCAAATGGGGCGGGGGAGAAATCCTCCGCCCCTTCTCTATGAAAGCAATCGTACAGATTCCATTTCGCGGCGCGCCCGATGGCGAGCCGCACTCAAGACAATTCGAGCCGGGCGATCTCGTCGAAGGCGATCTCGCTGCTGTTGCGCTGCGTGAGGGCTGGGCTGTTGCCGAGCGTGACACGCCGCGTGCTCCATTATGTCCGCTAAATACACAGGCGCTCGGCGGTGCGCCGGAGCCCTTTCGCGAGACTGTATCGACGCCCGTGCGTCGTGATCGCAAGCGGGCCAAGTCTGACGGCTGAAGACGTCGACTACTGCCGAGGACGCGCGAGCGTCATCGTCGTGAATGACAACTACAAGCTCGCGCCGTGGGCAGATTTGCTCTACGCCGCCGACGAGCAATGGTGGAAACACCACGAAGGCGCGACGAGCTTTGCCGGTGCTCGCGTCACGCAAGACGCTGGAGCGGCTCGGTCATATCGACTGACGTACATCAAGAGCAAGCGCGGGCAAGGCTTCTCAACAAGTTGGGAGTACATCCATCGCGGCGACAACAGCGGCTTTCAAGCGCTGAACATTGCCGTGCTTGCCGAGTGCGCGCCGATTGTGTTGTTGGGGTTCGACATGAAGATGCACGGGAAACAGCGTCACTGGTTCGGTGACCATCCCGGTGCGCTCAATGTGGCCTCGCCATATCACACCTTCGCTGCGGCCTTTGATGACGCCGCGCGGATGGCACCGCACGTGCCGATTTTTAACGCAAGCCGAGATACCGCACTCGAATGTTTCCCGAAACGCGACCTTCGATCTCTGATCTGACCGTCGCGTGCGTGCTGAAAAGCGGCGGTGACTTCGATCAGGAATACGTCGAGCGGCTGCGCGATGGGGTGGCGGCGCATCTGCGCGAGCCGCACCGATTTTTGTGCCTCTCCGATGTCGAGGTGCCGTGCGAGCGCATTGCGCTTCAACACAACTGGCCGGGCTGGTGGTCAAAGCTGGAGCTCTTTGAGCAGCTACGCGGGCGGGTGCTGTATTTCGATCTCGACACCGTCATCGTCGGCTCGCTCGATGAGATGGCGAGTCATCCGCACGAGTTCTCGATGCTTTCGGATTTCAGCGACAAACGTCGATTCGCGAGCGGGGTAATGGCTTGGTCGGGTGACCGAGCCGCCATTGCTGACGGCTTCGCATTAGAGCGCATTGGCGACTTCGCCACCGCTGACCGATGGGGTGATCAGGGCTGGATTGTCTCGCGCCTTACGCGGGCTCCAGCGTCGTTGCAGAGCTTGTTCCCCGGCCAGATCAGCTCCCGAAAACTCGGGCAGCGGGATCGTGCCGCCGAGCGAGTGGTGTGTTTCCACGGTCATCCGCGACCGCGCGATGTCCGATGGCAAGTTTGAGGTTTCACGTGCACAGATTTTTTCCAATCAAATACGGGCTGCGAGTGAAAACCGCCCCGACCGCCGAGCCGTTGACGCTCACCGAGGCACGCGCACATTCGCGGTTCGACTCGTTCTCCGAGGACGGCGTGATCGCGGGGTTCATTTTGGCGGCGCGCATCCATATCGAGTTGCTGTGCGGACTTGCGCTCTGCCCGACGACCTTCGTGATGTCGGTCGATGACTTCCCGGCGGCGGATTACATCGCGATCCCGCGAGAGCCGCTGCAATCGGTCGTTGCGGTCACCTATGCAAACCTGACCGGCGGCACGACGACATGGTCTGCAAGCGAGTGGGAGGTTGATGTTTACAGCACCCCGCCGCGCTTACGTCCGAAAGACGGTTACGACTGGCCCGATGATGTGAAGGATCAGCTTGCGGCGGTCTCCATCGAATTTGTCGCTGGCTACAGCGGCCCCGAGGCAGTCCCGCAACCCATCATGCAAGCGCTGCGAATGCTGACCGGCTACTACATCGACAATCGCGAAGCGGCGGTCTTGAGCGAGGTGCCGCGCGAGATGCCCTTCGCGGTGATCTCGCTGCTCACGCAGTACCGCAACCCCCCGGTGTAGCTCGATGCAAGGTGGCCTACTCGATACTCGGGTGACGATCCAGTCACAGGCGCTTTCGCAAAACGCCATCGGCGCAACGATTATTAACTGGGTCTATTTCGCTGAAGTTTGGGCAGACGTCGAGCAACTCTCGGGGCAAGAGCTGTGGGCGCTTGCTCAGGTCAAAAGCCCGGTGACCACGCGCGTGATGATTCGCCCGGTCAGCGGTCTGCTGGCCTCGATGCGGATCGTCTTTGGCGCGCGCATCCTGACGATTGAATCGATTGTTATCTCGCGAAAGCGCGGTGATTACTTGGAAGTGATGTGCTCGGAAGGGATCGTCAATGAGTAGACCAGGGACATGGTCGGCGCAAGTCGAGGGGCTTGCTGAACTTGAACGCAAGCTCAACGAGTTCGGCCCGATGCTTGCGAAGAAAAGCATCCGAAAAGCGCTCGCGAAAGGAACTCGCTTGATCGCTAATGAGGCCAAGTCGAATGCGCCACTCAGAACCGGAACGCTACGTCGGGCAATTTACGTCAAGCGAGCCACCGAGCGAAAAACGCCGTGGAGCGAGACGTACATCGTCGGCGTTCGACGCGGTAAAAAATATCAGGCGAAGGGAAAAGACGCGTTTTACTTTCCTTTCGTCGAGTTTCGCTCAAAGCACAGCAACCGGAACAAGCCAGACGGCGAGCGCTTTATGACGAACGCTTTTAAAACAAAGTCGAGCGCGGCGAACGACCTTGTAAAGCAAGTGCTACTCGAAGAGGTTGAGCGCCTCGGAAACAAAAAGCCGTGATCGAGGGAGATATTGTTTCCGCGCTGAACGCAGACGCAGCGTTCAATGCGCTGGTCGGCGGGCGGTTGTATCCGCTCTTCACGCCTCAAAATTCGCAACTTCCGGCGGTGGTTTACACGCGGGTGTCGACAACACCGGAAAACTCGCTGCTTGGATTTAGTCAACTAGATCAAGTGCGAATCCAGTTCGAGTGCTTGGCGCAGACGGTGCTTGAGGCGAAAAACCTCGCCGTCGTGTTGCGCGCTGCGCTCGATGCGGTTCCGAGTCTCAAAGCCACGTGTGTTTACGTGGCCGATGATGTTGATGCGGACACCCGCAATTTCAGAGTGTTTGTTGATTACAACTTTTGGCAGAGGTACTAAGACATGAGTTCAAATGCTATTGAAGCCCAAGGCGTCATTCTCGCGCGGGGCGTCAGCACGGTGTTCACCACCATCCCTGAGATCAAGACGTTCACCGGCCCCGGCGGCTCGGCGACCGTCATTGATGTGACGGATTTGCAGAGCACCGCGAAAGAGAAGCGCATGGGGCTAAAGGACGAAGGTCAGCTTCAGTTCACGATTAACTACATTCCCGACAACGCGGTGCATATCGGCTTGCGAGCGGATCGCGACGGACGCGTGCTGCGCGAGTTTCGCATGACCTTCACCGACACCAGCCCGAAGACCACGTGGACGTTTGACGCTTACGTGCTCGGCTTCAGCGTGAGCGGCGCAGTCGATGCGGTGGTTGAAGCGCAGGTGACGTTGGAAATCTCTGGCTCGATCACTGAGGCTTAATTTATGGCTTTGAACCGAGATCAGATTCTCAGCGCGGATGATTCCAAACGCAGACTCGTTGCCGTGCCCGAATGGGGTGGCGAGGTGTGGGTGGCGACCATGAGCGGCACGGCTCGGGATCGGTGGGAGCAGGGGCTTCTTATCCGGCGTAACGGCGTGAGCGAGCCCAACATGGAAAACATGAGAGCTCGCCTTGTCGCCGCGACGCTCGTCGATGACGATGGCAACCGCGTGTTTTCTGAGGCGGACATCGAGCATCTTGGTAAGAAAAGCGCCGCCGCGCTGGAGCGGGTGTGCAAGATCGCGCAAGCGCTCAACGGAATCGGCGAAGCGGAGTTAGAAGAACTCTCGGGAAACTAAAAGCCCGTCCAGAGCGGGCGTTTTATTTTGCTCTGGCCGAGCATCTCCACATTCCGGTTGGCGAGATGCTGGAGCGCATCGACTCGCGCGAGCTCACCGAGTGGCAAGCTTATTTCAGATACAAAGCCAAGCGAGCCGAGCCGCCGCCTGTGAGCGCAGCGGAAAAACTACGCGAAGCGTTTGGGCATCGCGTGCAACGTAAACCAAAGGACACCTGAGACATGGCAGCACTGGGTCGGCTGGTCATTACGCTATCAGCCAACATTGCCGAGTTCACTGGAGCAATGGACAAGGCTTCCTTCGTTGCAGACCAACGCTCGCGCGCGATTGCGCGGGCGCTTGATCGGACGGTCGCGGTCGCGGGTAAAGCTCTCGCGGGCGCTGCCAGCATCATCGGATTGGCGGTGCAAAAAGCGCTTGCGAATGCGAGCCAACTGACTGATCTGTCCGAGTCCATCGGCATGAACGTGGAGGCTTTCCAAGGTCTTGCGCTGGCCGCGTCGCAGTCGGGCGTCGGTGCGGAGGATTTCCGCAACTCAATGGTAAAGCTCCAGCAAGCAATCGCGGATAACAGCCCTGCGTTACAGGCGATGGGAATCGCGGTTCGGGATGCCAACGGTAACCTCAAACAAACAGAAGACGTTGTGTTTGAAGTATCGAATAAGTTCGCGAGCTATCGCGACGGAGCCGCAAAGACCGCCCTCGCAAACGATGCGATGGGGAAGTCAGGGTTCAAGTTAATTCCGATCTTCAATCAAGGCGAGGAAGCCTTGCGCGCATTTATCGCGCGTGCGGAAGAGATGGGGTTGATCCTTTCCGAAGAAACCATAAAGCAAGCGGATGACTTTGCCGACAAGCTCGATTTGATCAAGGTTCAAGTGCTTGCGATTGCAGGGAACTTCACCTCGGGACTGATCCCGCAGTTGGAGGCCGTCGGTCGCGGTTTTGCCTATGGAACAACACGGGCTGAAGCGTGGCGAGCGGCGGGCGAAAAGGTCGGGGAATGGATTAGAGAGACAGTCGCAGGGCTCACCGCTTTGGGTGGCGTTTTGGCGGGGACGATGCAACGGCTAGATGGCTACGCGGAAGCATGGTCTTTGATATTCAAAGGCGATTGGAGGGGCGCCCAGAACGCCATTGATGCGTCGCTTGAAGAAAGCCTGATCACAATGGGTAAGGCTATCGACAAAGCCGGGGTCATGTTGGAAGTTGGGCAAGCGTCACGCATTACCAAGGCAAGAGAGGAAGCCGCTGAGAGAAAACGCATCGCTGAAGAAGCAGAGCGTGCAGAAAAAGATAAAGGCAAAAAAGATGCCCCGAGCACTGCTGCCTTCACAAAATCGCAAAAAGAAGCGGTCGACAAAGCGAAAGAGCTTGCTGGAATTATTAAACAGGTCGACGAGGCGTATCGGTCGCTGGCGTTTACGCAGGATGAAATCATCATCCAAAATGCACGACTGGCTGGTGCATCAGATGAAGTGATCGCCGACTTGGAAGCAAAAATGCTCGCGACCACTCTTTTGCGGAACTCGCAAGAGATGGAAAAGACGATGAACGAGCAGCTTAACGAGACGATGAAGGAGCAGACGGCTCTTAGGGAGTCGCTGCCCGATATGTACTACGAAGTCGCAAGCGCGTCTGAAAAATATGCCATCGACTTGAAGAAGATTCTTGATATGGAACAGGCGCTCATCGTTGCCGGTGCCGAGTACGCAAGAATCCAAGAATGGAAGGCGGCGGCGCTCGATGATCTGACGAAAA